TTTTCTCTTTAGAATCAATAAGTTACAACCGTTTTTCTAGCCGATCTCATCTCGCTAGAGAATAGCCTAGCGAGATAAATAATCCCGCAAACCGCATAGAGAATGCGGTTGCAGCCGTTCCTCATCTCATCAAGTATACACCTAGCCAGAGCTTGTTGAGAACCATTATCATTTAGGGGGCGGTTAAATGACAATCATTCTTATTTGACATTTGCGCTCCCCCGCATGTAAACCATTTAATAATTTCAAGAAACCCAATAGACTACTGAATAAACAAAAATCAATTCACCAATTCAAAAAAATTTCTTGACATTTTTCCTAATTCCTGGTATACTTGCGGGATGAATAAAAATTTAACCAACGAACCAGGGTCTAATAATATTATGCCAATTAGCCCAGAAGCTCTCGAAGTGGCAAACACGTATTTAAGAACAACTTCTGTACGTGAGACTGCTCTTACACTTAAAATACCCGATGAGACTGTATCAAACTTTTTAAGACGGAGAGAGGTAAAAACTTATATAGATACTGTTTTTATGGATCTAGGTTATAGGAATAAATTTAAACTTGCAGCTACCCTCGATCAAATTATCGAACAAAAGCTCGAAGAACTCGACGAAGCAGAAATGGGATCTAATAAGGATATCGCAGATTTATTAGCTTTAGCCCATAAAATGCGTATGGAAGAGTTAAAAGCTCAGACTGAGCTTGTCAAAGCAGAACAAAGCCAGGTTAAAAATCAAACGAATGTCCAGATCAACGAGACCCCTTTCGGCTCTGGCAACTACGGAGAACTGATGAAAAAGTTACTCAAAGAAGGATAATACTATGTCTGTCTCACATGAAGAGATTGTGGATAAATTAAATCATTTAGAAGAAAGATGTGATAATGGGTGTGGCAGAAAACTATTTCCAGCTGGTGTAATATTAGCAATAAGTATGCAAACTTTTGGAGTTGTATGGTGGGCGTCTGGAGTAGATAATACTTTAGAAAATATGAATTCTATAGATGAGACTCAAGTTAGAAACTTTATTGCAGAACGAGAAAAGAAATATTTAGAAATGGATAATCAACGCCATTTAAGAATGTCGGAAAGAATGACCAAAGTTGAAAGTAGTTTCGAATATATAACCCGTAGTTTAAGAAGAATTGAGAAAAAACTTGACTTATAAAATATGAGACCGACTCTTCATTAATTTCGGGGATTAATGGTTAGTTGGTCTCAACTTATATGGAGATTATATGGTTTGTGGTTCCAAATGGTGTGGATGGATACAAGCCGTATCCCAAATTTTAGTTGCGATGTGTTTTCTTTACATAGCTTATATGGCTAATATAGCTTTATTTGAAATTAGTAAACAATCTCGTGAAATACAAATATCAATGCGTAATATGGAAACTAGTATGGTTGATATGAATAACGAACTTCATACTATGAATAATAGTATAAGTACTATGAACAACCAAGTTGGCGGCCTGCGCCGCAATATGAACCCTTTTAGGATGTTTAGACCATGATAAAATATGAAACTATGCCCACTATGCGGCCTATTATAATTCCTACTAAAGATAGAGGATTTTTCGGAGCTATCTGGTTATGGCTTTGGACTTCACGTAAGTGGGAAATTGCAGAGGATTGGTATTTCTCTTTAAATGATACAGAGTATAAAATTCCTGCTGGATTTATATTTGATGGAGCTAGTATTCCAAAATATTTCTGGAATTGGTTAAGCCCTATTGGTGTATTACTAATGCCTGGACTAATCCACGATTATTTATATGCTAATGAAAATTTATTAAAAGCTAATGGAGTAGCTGACTCTAAAAAGACCCAAAAAGAATGTGATCAAATTTTTAGAGATGTAGCTATATCTGTTAATGGTTTTTATATTATTAATTGGATTGCTTATTATGCATTACGTTTATTTGGATGGGTAGCTTGGAATGGACATAGAAAATCTTAGTTTACAATTTGCAGACATAGTATCACCATTTTTAGTAATGATGATAGGTATTACTATTGCACTATGGGTTAAAGACTTAGCATCAGATATCGCCAAAGGGATTAGCTTTAAATACTTTGGACCATTCAAAGAAGGGGATAAAGTAGTATTAGACGGTCATAAAGCAGTTATAGTTAAAATTGGTTTAACTATAAGTGTTTTTGGATGTGATGACGAAAATAAGGGGTATATATGGAGATATGTACCTAATGATCGTATCGGGATGCTACAACTAGGGAAAATTATATCATCAACGAGACGTTTAAATGTTAGAGATTAGTAGAGAGGACATAATTTCTTCGGAAATTCAAGAGTTTCCTCAAGATGAAAGATTTATTAAATTACCAATAAATGCTTATATGGAGTTATTAGATATATCTCCAATACCTTCACAGATAGCACTTATTAATGCTATTAACAACTCAAATTATCGTTTTGTAGTTGCTGCACTTTCGCGTCGGCAGGGAAAAACGTACATATCAAATATCATTGGGCAATTAACAGCTCTTGTACCAAACACAAATATTCTTATTATGAGTCCTAACTACTCATTATCACAAATATCATTCGATTTACAAAGAAACCTAATTAAACATTTCGATCTCGAAGTAACTAGAGATAATGCCAAAGATAAGATCATCGAATTATCTAATGGTTCGACTATCCGTATGGGATCGGTTAACCAAGTTGATTCAGTTGTGGGTCGTAGTTATGATTTAATTATTTTTGACGAGGCTGCACTTTCAGAAGGTATGGAAGCTTTTAACGTCGCCCTCCGACCAACTCTAGATAAACCTAATTCCAAAGCCATCTTTATTAGTACTCCTAGAGGACGAAATAACTGGTTTAGCGAATTGTATAATCGTGGCTTTACAACAGAGTATGATAACTGGGTTTCAATAAAAGCATCTTACCATGAAAATCCTCGTGTTTCAGAAGAAGATGTGAAAGAAGCACGAAAAGGTATGTCAGCGGCGGAATTTGCTCAGGAATATCTTGCAGACTTCAACCAGTTTGAAGGCCAGATCTGGACGTTTGACTATGAAAAATGTGTGGCTGATCTGGAAGAGTTTGATACGACGGGCATGGACGTTATTGCCGGCCTTGACGTAGGATATAAAGATCCTACCGCATTCTGTGTAATAGCATATGATTGGGATACAGAAACCTACTATATATTAGCTGAATATATGGAAGCGGAAAAAACTACTGAACAACATGCTGAAATTATAAGGGATATGATTGATAAATATGATATTGATCAAATATTTATTGATTCAGCAGCACAACAAATGCGCTTCGATTTGGCTCAAGATTATGATATAACAACTAATAATGCTACTAAAGATGTTTTAGCAGGTATATCCCATGTAGCAGCAATTGTAGAAAATGATAGATTAATCGTAGATCAAAGATGTAAGCAAACACTAATGTCTTTAGATCAATACCAATGGAATCCTAACGAAAATCTTTTAAAAGAGAAACCAATACATAATATGGCTTCACATATGGCAGATGCATTAAGATATGCTCTCTATACCTTCACTGATTCCATTACTACATTTTAGAAGATAGCATAGAAAAATAACCCTTGACTTTTTCCTAGGTATTTGGTATAATTCAACTATAAAAGAGTATTTAAAAATGGACTTAAAGCGCGACGTCGTTAAATATGTAAGAGATAGAGCCAAAAGTGCTTATAAAAAAGATAATGAATGTTTTATTTGTGGAAGTCAAGAGGAGCTTGACTTCCATCATTTCTATTCAGTTACAGAATTGCTGAATAAATGGTTAAAAGAGGAAGGTATTTCAATAAACTCTGCTGAAGATATAATGGAAGTAAGAGATAGTTTTATCGAACAGTTTCATAAAGAAATTTATGAAGATACGGTAACATTGTGTCATAAACACCATTTAAAGCTTCATGGAATTTATGGAAAAAGACCGCCTTTAGCAACCGGGCCCAAGCAAGAACGCTGGGTTAATAAAAGAAGAGGAAAAGAATATGGGGATAGTTAAAGACTTCGTACAGAAGTTAAACCCCTCTCAGCCTTCTATAGCCCAAGCTGAGGGAGACGAAGTTTGGTCAACTAACATTAACACCTTACCCTACTCAAGAGCATACGAAGTATTAGAAGTAGTTAATCGCGGCGTAAATATGATCGTAGATGACTTATCCGAAGTATCAATTGATGTAGGTAATAAAATAACTGTTAGTTCCGCACTTATTGGTATTAGAGCGAAAAAGCTTCATAGCTTATTAAATGTTGAACCAAATCCATATCAAGATGTAGGAGCTTTTCGAAGAGAACTTACTATTGATTTGCTACTAGATGGGAATGCGTTTATCTATTATGATGGAGCATACTTATACCATTTACCAGCAGCTAATGTTAAAATTATTCCAGATGCTAGAACTTTCGTAAAGGCTTATAAGTATGAAAATGTTACTTACAACCCTGAAGAGATCATTCATATTAAAGAAAACTCTCTTAGTTCCTTATATAGAGGAGAAAGTCGGTTAAAAGCAGCTCGTAGAAGTATTAATATTATCTACAAAATGCAAGACTTTCAAGATAACTTCTTTGCAAATAATGCAGTACCTGGACTAATATTAAAAACACCAAATACATTGAGTCAGAAGATTAAGGATAGACTTACTGCTTCATGGGCTCAAAAATATAATCCTCGTTCAGGAGGTCGTAGACCACTAATCTTAGATGGTGGTTTAGAGGTAGATTTACTTTCAAATGTTAACTTCAAGGATTTAGACTTCTCATCCTCTTTAGCAGAGCATGAAGATAGAATCTTAAAAGCGTTAGGCGTTCCACCTATTTTATTAGATGGTGGTAATAATGCAAACATTAGACCTAATCATAGATTATATTATTTGGAAACAATAGTTCCTTTAATAGGAAAAATTACAAAAGGTTTGGAAAGATTCTTTGGTTATGATTTAAAACCTGTAACTCAAGATGTAATTGCTTTAAGACCTGAAGCTAAAGACCAAGCAGATTACTACAGTAAACTCGTAGCTATGGGAATTCTCTCTAGAAATGAAGTTAGGGACGCTTTAAGATTTACAGAACATGATGCTGAATTTGCAGATGATCTAGTACTACCAGCTAATATAGCAGGAAGCGCAGCAGGTCAATCATCAAGTAATGATGGGCAGAGTTCAGAAGGGAAACCAGGAGAATCAAGTGACTAGAAACCAAGTTAAAATTTTAGTAGCTGACTACTTAAAAGGTAAGTATGTAAGCGAAGAAGATTATTCAGGATCTGTTAATATGTATTATATTAATAGAGATTTTGGTAGCTATGATGCCTTATTAGAAGAATTAGGTATTACTAAAGCTGCTAAACCAAAATCCAAGGCTAAAAAGGCTGAGGAATCAAAAGATAAGGAGTAGAAGAATATGATGATGTCAATGACTAAGAGAAGGATGGCTGCTAAGCTTACTCCTTACTTTTTAGGGAAAGGAAAAGTATTACCTATTGAAGAATATCTTGAGGATACTGAAAGACCTTACTCTACTGCATACATTAGAAAAATCTTCCGCACTTATGATGTTATGTCTAGATACATGACAAAAACTTTAGAAGGCCGTTGGTCTTCTAAGCCTAAAACATCTGCAGCAGAAGCAATGAAGCTTGCAGAAAGTAAAGTAAAGAAGGAGATCGCTAGTAATGACTAATAAGCTCTTCCATCTTACTTCTGAGTTCAAATCAATAGAAAGTGAAGACGAGGATTTAAAAGTCCAAGGATTTGCTAATACTACTGATAAGGACAGAGTAGGGGATGTTGTCCTCAAGGAAGCTTGGCAAAAAGGCGGATTAGAAAATTATATGAACAACCCTATTTTGTTGTTCAATCATAATTATGATAAGCCTGTCGGCCGTGTAACCAGTAGCAAGATTACTGATAAAGGTCTTTTTGTTGAGGCCTCAATCTCTAAAGCTGCTGGGGATGTATATAATATGGTCAAAGAAGGTATTCTTAAAGCCTTTTCTATAGGGTTTAGAATTAAGGATGCTGACTACGACAAGGAAGAAGATATTTTTTCCGTTAAAGACTTGGAACTTCACGAAATTTCAGTAGTGTCCGTTCCTGCCAACCAATATTCGTTATTTGCTTTAGCAAAATCATTTGAAAATGCTGAGGAGTACGAAAAGTTCAAAAGTGAGTTTACGGCAGATTCTAGAGATGGTAACATTTCGGACGATGTTATAGCAGACGCTGACACATCTGACGTAAATAATGTTAAAATCACAAAATCTGAAGAAACTAATAAGGAGATATTAGATATGACATCTGATGAATTAAAAGACTTTGCAGCATCTGTTGCAGAAAAGACTGCCGCAAGTATTGCTATGAAGCAGGCAGAAACAAAAGCTGCTGAGATGAAGGCCGCTGAAGAAGCAGAAGTTAAGGCTACTGCACAAGCTGCTGAGAAGCAGTCTATTATTGAAGCTGGTATGTCCGGCGCAGAGAAGTTAATCACTGAGGTTGAAACTCGTGTAACTGAGAAGAGTGAAGAGCTAGGCAAGGTTGTTGCTGATCTTCATGAGGAATTAAAGGCTAAGTCTGAAGAAATTCAGTCTATCCGTGATGGTAAGATGAAGTTCGCTGATCGTGCTGTTTCTGGTGAATTAGCTCAATCAGACTTTGAAAAGGCATACTTCCTTTCCAAGGCTATGGGTCGTCGTATTGATGAGACTAAGTTCGCTAGGGACTTAACTGAAAAGGCTGAAGTTGGTGATGCATTCTCTCCAGCAGCTGCTTCTCATCGTACATATGAAGAACAAGTAACTACTCAGTTACAGCGTGATATGCAGGCTAAGATGGTTCTTGAACCCTTATTCCAGAAGATCCAGATGAATGCTGCTACTATGGTAATGCCTGTTGAAGGTACTGCAGCAGCTGCTACCTGGGTTGCTGAAGCTGCTCGTGGTAATGCTGCATCTACTGGTACGGCCACTGCTCCTAGCTTATCTGAAATCACTCTGACTACTGATAAGTTAGCTGCTAAGAGCTATCTGAATGATGAAGCGGATGAAGACGCAGTACTTGCTCTGATTCCTATTATCCGTCGTCAGCTTGCAGAAGGTATGGCTAAAACTATTGAGTATTCAATTTCTGGTGCTATTACTTCTGGTGGTTCTGCTTACAGCCCATCTGGTTGGAATGACTTAGAAGATGCTGCAGGCGCTAATGCTGGTGGCACTATGTTGGCATCTGGTACAGTTGCTTCAGCTCAATTACTTAATGCTCGTCAGAATATGGGTGTTTATGGTGTTAATCCTTCCGATGTAATTTATATTGTTAGTCAGAAGGTTTGGTATGATCTGTTAGATGATACAGCTTGGGCTGACGTATCTCAGGTTGGTGCTGCTGATGCAATGAAGCTCCAAGGTGAGGTTGGTTCTATTTATGGTTCTAAGGTCATCGTTTCTACTGCATTTGATGCAGCTGCTAATGCTAAGACATATGCTTATGCTCTGAATCCAGCTGGATTCTTAATGCCTCAACTGCGCGCTCCAAGCGTACAGTCTGAATATAGCGTAGAGAAGCAGTTACGTACTATCGTATCTACTCAACGTATTGGCTTTAAGCAGCTCCATTCTGGTGCTACTTACGTTAAGCGTTGCGCTTACACTGGTGCTTAAACTCTTAGAGTAGTAATACTGGCTGGGGTAAAACCCAGCCGGTTTTTACAAGATTATTGGAATAACAAATGGCTGATTTATTTACTAAAGCTGAATACAAAACCTATGCAAATGTTAGCAGTGGTGGCCTAGATAGTAGAGTTGATCTATTAATCCCTATGGTCAGTGATCTTGTAAAAACTTATTGCGGAAGAACATTTAGAGATTATTATACTACTTATAAAACCGAGTACCATGATGGAGCAGGAAGCGTTTATATTGACTTAGTAGAAGCTCCTATTAGAGATATTAAAGAAGTTTGGATACGATCTACTGCTATCTCAACTAAAGCTACTATTGAACAAAATATGGCAAATTCGGAGAACTATAATTTACTATCTCCAGGTACTCCAGTTTGTACTAATGGTGATTACACTACTGAAGCTGCTTGTATTAATAATGATACTTTTTCAGGTACTTTAAATGATATGACTATTAGTGGTTTTACTGCTAATACTTCCGCTGGAGAAGTTGGTAGAAATTATAGAGTAGTAATTGATGGAACAACTCCAGATACTTTCAAATGGTCTTATGGAGACACTAATTGGTTACAAACAGGCGTAGCTTGTAGTACTTCTTACACTACTTTAGAAGGTGATATTAAGATTAAGTTTGGTGCTACTACAGGTCATGCAGCTTCAGATACTTGGAACTTTACTTCTGAAATTTGGACAGGTTCATGTTCTGGTGTTGGCATATATACTGAAGCAGATTGCGTAGGTACTATAGGACAATATTGGACTGCACCTATTGAATATGTTATTAATTATCAAGAAGATAGAGTAGAGCGCATTAATAGTGCTACAGGAGCTACTACTAATTTCCCTACAGCACCTAATGCTGTAAAAATTATATATAGAGGTGGCTATTCTGCAACTCCTGCTGATTTAAAAGTAGCTGTTATGGATTTACTTACTTATTATTTAAAGAATGAGTCAGTACCTAGAAAAGCTTCCGGAAGTATTACAATGGAATATATCACAGATTCTAGCTTCCCTCCTCATATTAAACGAGTTCTTGATTTATATAGAGTTGTAGCGTAATGTCTACAAAAGATTTAAGATCCAAACATTCAAGGACTTGGAGACCTGTATTAAATACAAGTATTCATTATTTATATTTAGATGAACCTATAATGAATAAATATGCTATAGATGTTGGCGAGGTGGAAAAATATTACCGCTGGGATTCTATATCTAAATTTAAAAAGAAAGGAGGCCAGTACTTACTTCCTTTTAATAATTATTCTGCAGTTTATAGATTTTTAAGAAAATTATCTAAAAATCAATATTTAGAAGTAGGACATATAGGTACCTCATCTATTGCATCAGCTAGAGCAAAAGCTAGCGAATATGGTACACCTAAATTACAAAAAAAGATGTTTTCTAACGTAGAAAAACATAAAAAAGCTGTATTTGCTACTGTAGAAGAACATTTCCCAGGTATGAAAACTACCTATTTAAAATCTTTATCTACAAAAATGTTAAAAGGTAGTTTAGAAGGCGTTTTAGTTATGCCTCAAAATTTTGAATTAAACCAAGAATCTATTAAAGCTTTAGAAACTGAATTAGGTAAAAGTACAGAAAAATTACGTGATGAAATATTTAATTTAAAAGGTTCAAAAAGTTATAAGCAGCATTTAGATTATATTATTTATAATGCTTATAAACATGGTAAACAACCTAAAGCTTTCACAGAAAAAGCCACCACTATAACAAAACCTAAAAAGAAAAAAAGAAAAATAGTACTTCCTAGAGAAAAGGGAGAAACTGCCTCTCAAATGTCCACTTCTTCTTTATTTAATATTATAAATGCACAATTAAATGAACAAGTAGCAGGTTTGATGGGAGATCCTTATTTAAATTATAGAACAGGAAGATTTGCTAATTCAGTAGAAGTTAATAGAGTTACCAGGGGTCGAAAAGGGATGTTAACTTTTTATTATACTTATATGAAATATCCATATCAAACTTTTGAACCTGGATTTAGACAAGGTCATTTAGGTAAAGACCCTAGATTATTAATTTCTGCAAGTATTAGAAGTATAGCAGAAGGTTTAGTTAAAGAAAGATTTAGATCTGTAAGGGAGTAATTTATGAGTGCTAGAGCAGAAATTGTAGATTCATTGGTAAAACTATTAGAAGGAATTAATGGGTCTGGCGCTTATAAAACTAATTTACAAAATAGTGTAGATAAAAAATTATTGTTTTGGGATGAAGTAAATGACTTTCCCTTTGTTTGTATTATAGCAGGGTCTGAAACTAGAGAGTATCATCCTGCAGGATTTAAATGGGGTTTATTAAATATACGATTTAATGCTTACGTTAATGACGAATACCCTATAGATATGTTAAATGATGTACTTCATGATATTGAAATAGTATTAGATGCTAATCAAACTTTTCAGTATCCTCCAGCTCCTTTAACTAAGGTTGGAGAAGTGCAACAAATAACTATAGACTCTATTGTAACTGATGAAGGTTTATTAGCCCCTTATGGAGTTGGTGAAGTATCTTGTACAGTTAGATATGAGGTCTTACATTAAGAGAATATAATTAATTAGGTAATAGCCTGGATAAAATTAATTCTCTAAGTTATAAAAAAGGAGACAAATTATGTCTTTAAATCTTTTAAGAGAAACGCAAGTATTTGCATCTACTGTTAAAACCGGTTTTTCAGGTTCAGCAGCTAGTCCTAATACTTGGGAATTAAATGTATTAGATGGTTTTTCTTTTACTCAAGGTACTAACTCTAACGAAATTACTTTGAATGAAGCAGGAACTGCACCTAGTCGTGGTAAACGTGCCTTTAATACAGCACTTAATCCAGTAGACTGGTCTTTTACTACTTATGCTCGTCCATTCCAGCGTAATGATGGTACAGATGACTTAAATACTGCCGGTGAACGTGTTTTATGGGCTGCTTTATGGGGTGATGCCGTTACAGATGCTGTAGAAGGTGATAATACCGCTACTCCAAAAGTAACTTCTATGGCTGTAGATACAACTACTTCTAATTTAGCTGAACCATTAAAGATCCAATTATATTTCGTTTTAGAAAATAATAAGTATCATATCGAAGATGCAGTAATTAATTCAGCAGAAGTTGATTTTAGTATTGATGGTATTGCTCAAATTACTTGGACCGGTTTTGGTAAGGTAATTAATGATGTTACTGCAGGAACTGCACCGACTTCAGCTACTGCTTTAGCTCTTCCTACTACTGCTGATTTTATTCGTAATAAATTAAGTACTGTAGTATTCAAGACTGCCGGTGTTGCTACACCTACTACTTATAGTCTTGCAATGACTTCAGGTAGTATTAGTATTGAAAATAATATTACTTATTTAACACCAGAAGAAATTGGTAAGCTTAATCATCCTATTGGTGCTTTCTTAGGTACTAGAAATATTTCTGGCTCACTTAGTTGTTACTTAAATAGTGGTACTACTAATTCAGCTGGATTATATAAATCTTTAGTAGAGGGTACTAGTACTGAAAATATGTATTCAATTGATATGCATATGGGTGGCGAATTTAATGCCACTTCTAATAAAGTACCTAGTATTGAGTTCGCAATGCCTACTGTACAATTAGAAATTCCTTCTATGGACGTGCAAGATGTAATTGCTACAACTATTAACTTTAGTGCACAAGGTGCAACAGGCTCTGGAGCCTCAACTAAGTATGATATTGCAGCAAATAATGATGCAACTGTAAAATATTTCAACTCTAATTCGGGTTAATAGTTTACATACTGAAATTGGGGGCCACTGCGCCCCCAATTTTTTAACTTTAATAAATTTATGGAGATTCGTTAAATGAGCGAAACCGCAGAAACAACCACAAACGTTACAGATTTATCATCTTTACTAACTTCTAGTAAAACAGTAGAATTAGATTATCCTGGTTTTCCAGATTTTAAAGTTAATCTAACTTATTTGTCAAAAGATGAAATGTTAAAAATAAGAAAGAAATGTGTAACAACTAAATTTGATAGAAAAACTAGACAGCCAATTGAAGACTTAAATGAAGAACTATTCTTAAAAGAATATATTAAAGGAGTTATTAAAGGTTGGAAAGGTTTAAAATTTGAGTATTTAAAAGATCTTATTCTTATTGATACTGATCAAATTAGTGATATGAAAGCGACTTTACCCTTTTCCCAAGATAATGCTGAGATTTTAATGAAAGAATCTAATGATTTTGATACTTGGGTTTCAGAAACGGTAACTGATTTAGCAAATTTTACATAAAACAGACCTATTTTTTAGTAGATAAATTAAAAAGTATGGTCAAAAATCGTGCCTCAGGCATGACTAAAGAGCAATATTTGGATATGATGTATCAAATGGGCTCTGAACCTAAAGAAAATGAAATACCATGGGAAGAAGATGACTTCCCATATGAGGTACAACAAGCTTTTAGAATTTATAAAGTTTTACCCGATAAATGGGATACTTTTGGAGGTTCTTATCTAGGAAAAGATTATTCTTCTGTTATACAAATGTTCGATTTATTTAAAATTGATGAAGATAAAGAAGATATTTTGTATTTTATTAAACATATAGATGCTTATGAAACAGATGCAATAAATAAAAACCTAGAAGCCAAGAAAGATAGTAAGGCTAAAAAGTAATGGCAGATACCATACATAAAAAGGTTAAAGTTGAGGTAACAGACGGAGGTTCTACTCTTAAAGTTACCAAACGAGCCGGCGAATTAGATCGTAATATGAAGGGGTTAGATAAAACCTCTAGTAATGCGGCTAAAAACTTCTCTAAAATGTCTCAAGGTATGGAGGGCGTCCTCGTACCTGCTTACGCTCGTGTAGCTGCAACAGTTTTTGCGGCTACTGCTGCTTTTCAACAACTAAGTAAAGCTGCCGAGTTAGCTACTATGAAACGAGCTATGCAAAGTATGGCTCAAAATACAGGTAAAAACTTAAATCAAATAGCTAAAGAAGTTCAAAAAGCTTCCGGGTTTATGCTTTCTTTCGCAGATGCAGCCAGACAAGCTACTTTAGCCGCTACTGCAGGTTTTCAAACTAAAAATATTATTGCAATGACTAAAGCTGCTAGAAAAGCTAGTTTAGCTTTAGGTAGATCATTTGATGATACTTTCGATAGGATATTCCGAGGCGTAACAAAAGCTGAACCAGAATTATTAGACGAATTAGGTATTATCCTAAGATTAGATACCGCTACTAAAAAGTATGCAGAAAAGCATTCTTTAGTTGCTAGTGAGTTAAATATTTGGCAAAGACAGCAAGCTGTTTTAAATGATGTATTAGAACAAACTGAAAATAAGTTTGAATTCGTAGGTGATCAAGTTAATAGCTTAAATCAATTAAAAGCTAGTTGGATTGATTTAAAAGATACTGTAATGGAATTTTTTATAGGAGTACTACAGCCTGTCATTACTTATTTAGCTAATAATACAAAAGCTTTAGCTGCTTTTTCAGCTATTTTTGCCCTTTCTACTATTAGAAAAGCTTTTCCAGCTTTACAAAATATTTTTAAAAACTTAGAAAAATCTTTAGATAATAGAGAGAGGAAGTTAAATACTATTAATAAAAAGCTATTAGTACAAAAAACTATAATGGAGAAGCAAGTAGCTTTAATTAAGAAACAAAATATTGAAAGAGCTAAAGCTAAAGTTGTTCAAGCGCAACAAGCTTTTGGAGCACAATTAACAGGTACTAAAGCTACTCCTGCTTTAAGAGCAGTGGCAGACGCAGATGTAGTAACTAAAAAAATGATTCGAGCAGCTGAGCAAAGTCTAA